AAGCAATGGCACAAGCATTGTGCTTGGCGTGGCCGCAGGTACTGGCGACATTGTTGACATCGTTGCGTTCAAGAGCTTCACCGTTGCTGATGCGCTGAGTGCTGTCAGCGGTGGCACTGTGAATGGTGCTGTTGCCATTACAGGCGTTACAACTTTCCAAGCTGGAACAGCGGCACTCCCTGCTATTACCACAACGGGCGACACCAACACAGGCATCTTTTTCCCTGCGGCTGACACCATTGCCTTTGCTGAAGGCGGTGCGGAGTGTGCAAGGTTTGATAGCTCTGGTAACTTTGGGCTGGGTGTTACGCCTAGTGCTTGGCAATCTGGTTTTACGGCAATCCAACTTAGTGGCTTGGCATCATGGAATGTTGACGGCTCAACTGCTGGTTCTGCTACTTATTTTGGAAACAATGTATATCGTGATTCGGTAGATAGTCGTTGGGAATATATTGCTTCTGGCGACAATGCAACACAATATTTACAAGCATCTGGTCAACACATTTGGCGCACAGCCCCATCAGGCACAGCAGGTAACGCCATCTCCTTCACCCAAGCAATGACCCTTACGGCGGGTGGGGATTTGGGTATTGGGACTACAAGTCCAAACTTTGCTTCTGGCAAGGGTTTACATGTCAATAACTCTGCTTCAGCAGACACTCGCTTTAAGTTGTCTAATGCTGGCACAGGTTCTGGAATTTACGAGGGTGTTGATTTAACGGTTAACAATGCTGGTGCTGCTGAACTGGTGACATGGGCTGCACAGCCAATTAAGTTTCTTACAAGCGCAACAGAACGCGCCCGTATCATTTCCAGCGGTTACTTCAAGGCAAGCAATACTGGTTCTTATATTGGTAGTACTGGCACATACCATGAATTAGTAAATGATAATCAAACATCGCCAGCCGCTTTTATTAGAAATTCTAATGCGTCTTTTAGTAGCACGGTGTTGGCGATTACATCCGGCAACACAACAACAAACAATACTTTTTATTTTTTAGATTGCAATAATGGCACTCCAACAGCAAAACTTAGAATTGCAGATTCTGGTAATGTCACCAACGCAAACAACAGCTACGGCGCAATTTCAGATATTAAACTGAAAGAAAATATTGTTGATGCAACGCCAAAACTTGAAAAGTTAAATCAAGTGCGTGTGGTCAATTACAACTTTATTGGTGACCAGCAAAAACAACTTGGTGTCGTGGCGCAAGAGTTAGAGCAAGTATTTCCCAGTATGGTGGAAGAAACGCCAGACAAAGATGCAGATGGCAATGACCTTGGCACAAAAACCAAGTCTGTGAAATACAGCGTGTTTGTTCCAATGCTTATCAAAGCCATCCAAGAACAACAAGCCCTCATCACTCAACTCACTGCCCGTATCACTGCACTGGAAGGAGCATAACCATGGGAAAGACTGCAACATTAGCGAACATCGGCAGCGTTGCTGATAGCTCGCTTGGCTTTAGAAATCGCATCATCAATGGTGCGATGGTGATTGACCAAAGGAATGCTGGGGCGAGTGTAAGTATTGATGGTGCGGCTCCTTACACTTTAGACAGATACTTATGCCAAGACAATACTGATGGTTCTTTTTCTGTCCAACAATCTTCAACTGCACCAACTGGATTTAATAGTTCTTTGTTAGTTACCATTACAGGCACAGATAGTTCATTAACAACTACACAGTTTGGTCGTATTGTTCAGCGTATTGAAGGCTACAATATTGCAGATTTGGGGTGGGGAACGGCATCAGCACAAACAGTTACTTTATCTTTTTGGGTTCGTTCTAGCGTAACAGGAACATTTAGCGGCGTTTTAAATAATAGTGCTGGTGATAGACTTTATGCGTTTACCTACACAATTAATGCCGCAAACACATTTGAATATAAAAATATTACGATTGCTGGCGATACAACTGGAACTTGGTTAACAACTAACGGAACAGGCGTAGAGTTAAATTTAAGCATTGGTGCTGGGCCTAGTAGAACTGTGGCTGCTGGGTCTTGGGGAACATCCTTGGCTTATGCGGCAACAGGGCAAACAAACTTATTTGCAACAGCCAGCGCTACTTGGTACATCACAGGTGTCCAGTTGGAAAAAGGCTCAACAGCAACATCGTTTGACTACCGCCCGTATGGGACTGAGTTGATGCTGTGCCAGCGGTATTTTGAGAAAAGCTACAACATTGGAACTGCTCCAACAACTGCAACAACAATAGGAATGTTCCAATATTTTGGAGGCTCTGACGCTGGAAATAATATCCTTCCTTGCATTCCTTTTGCCGTAAGAAAAAGAGCTACGCCAACTTGCACTTTTTACAATCAAGCAACGGGCGCTTCAGGAACTTGGGATTATGCAAGAAGCGGCGCAAGTGGGACTATCACAATGACTCAGGATGCCGCAACAGGTGAAAATTCTATTATTGCTTATGGCGGCGTAGGTACAGCTTATGTTGTAACTAGGTCATATGGGCATTGGATAGCAAGTTCGGAGTTGTAAAATGTATAAGTTATTTAATACCCCCACTGGCGGTCAAATTGTTTTAAGAACAACTGACAACGCTTGCATACCATTCGACCCCGACAACACAGACTGCCAAGCCTATTTGAAATGGCTTGAAGAGGGCAACACGCCCGAACCAGCAGACGCAAATGAGTGATAGCACCGAGACCAGGCTGGCGGTGCATGAGGCCATTTGCACAGAGAGGATGAAATTTATTTCTGACTCTCTTGCAAAGGGGTCAGAGCGCATGACCAAGATCGAGTATTTGCTCTACGCCGTGATTGTGGCCGTGCTGCTCGGGCCAGGAGCTGCTGCTTCTCTGTTCGCCAAGATCTTTAATTTGTAACTGACATGTGGATCCAATCAGCGTCCTCCTCCTTGCCAGTTCAGCGTTTAGCGCTATCAAGCAGGGCATTGCCAGTTATAAGGAATGCAAGAATGTTATTGGTGACGTTAAAAATATCGTCAAAGAAATCGGTGGAATGTTTGGGCCAAGCCCAACTAAGGAACAAAAGAAGCAGATCGTTGCTGAACAAAAGCGCGTGCAAGAAGTGGCTGCTTATGATCCCAACCAGGTCATGGGGAACATTGCAAAAAGCCTTGGTGAATTTATGCGGCATATGCAACAGATTCAAGATTTTTATCTTGAAGAAGAGCGCAAGTCTAAAGAAGAAGTTTATGACGGCGTTGATTCCTTGGCAGAGCGTGCGTTGCAGCGCACCCTTGTGCTCACTCAGTTAAGGCAGATGGAGACTGACTTGCGCGAGCAAATGATTTTCCAATCGCCTCCAGAGCTTGGCAACTTGTGGACTAGGTTCAATGAGATGCGTGAACAGATTGCGGTGGAGCAAGAGCAAGCAAGGGCAGTGCGTGATCAACGCGAGGCGCAGGCAAGATGGCAACGAAGAAGGGTAATAGCCGACTTACAGGACAAAGCAATTTACCTGGGAGCCGCCTTGTGCGTGATCCTTTACCTGGCCGTGTTTTGGTCACTGCTGGTGCTGGACAGAAAGACCAGATGGGGTTTCTGATCGCGCTCATTGCGATGGTCTTGGTGTTTTGCTTGATGCTGCCGGTGATATCAATAATTTATTTTGATACCTTGGCAGTGCAAAAAGAAAGCAAAGCGCAGATCGAAAGAATGGAGAGGCTGCGAAAGCAACTTGAGGAAGAGCGCAAACAACTGGAGCAACGTGGTGAGCCAAAATAAATTTCTGTATTGCGTCATCGTAATCAGCCTGTTGTCGATCTTGCTGCTGGTGTCTGGCTGCGAGGATCGCTATCGCTACGTCTGCCAAGACCCTCAGAAATTCGACCTGCCTGAGTGCCAAAAGCCACGCTGCCTTTTCACACAAACTTGCCCAGAATATCTGGTCGCCCCGGTATTGACAAACAAGATTGAACCAGCAAAGGCCGAAGATGCTAAAAAGTAAATACACACCCGAAGAAATTGAGGTTCGCATTTGGGGCTTTGTTGTGGTAATGATCACAGTCATCCTGGCAGGCATTGTGTTTGCCCTGCTCTATTCGGTGACGTTTGTTGTCCAGCCAATCAAGAGCATGGCCCCCATTGACCAGGCATACACCAAGATGCTCAATGATATTGTGTTGTTGATCGTTGGCGGCATAGGCGGCATTGTGGGCAAGCGTGCTGTGGGTGCCGTCACCGCTGCAATAAACCCTGCACCGGCACCTGCCCCTGCCCCGGCTGCACCGGCACCCACAACCCCGCCAGTGCCTGCTGCACCTGTACAAAATACATTTGGGGCGTTGCCTGTCTGGACAAACCCACCGCTTGATGAGAGCTGGTCGCCACCGCCGCCACCGACCACACCGCCCAGCTTGGAGGATGACTCTGAGCGCGAGCTCCAGGCTGAAGCCAGGGCATCAGTCAAATGATCGGGCTACCTAACCCCTACCTGATCCTGGGCGCAGTGGTTGTCTGCACCTCGGCCTACTTCTATGGCCACCACAAGGGCTGGGGTGACCGTGACCAAGAGATGCAAATAGAAATTGCAAAGAAGAACGCAGAGGCCAGAGAGACTGAGCAAAAACTCTCGGCACAGATTACGGAAACATCAACCAAACTCATGGAGGTCAACAATGTTGTCAATCAAAAACAGTCTGCACTTGATCGCGCTATCAATGCTGGTCGGGTGCGCCTCCCGGCCACAGGTTGTGTACCAGCCGCCCCAAGTGCCGCCGCTCCCGCCAGAGATTGGGCTGAAGCGCGAGCCCAACCTGACAGACCGGCTGACACGCCTTCTGATGAGGAGCGAGAAGTCCTCCGACTCATCGCCCAAATCACAGCAGACGGTGACCGCGCCATCAATCAGCTCAACGCCTGCATCGACAGTTACGCCAAAGTGATGGAGGCAATCAATGCTAAACGCTGAACAACTGACCAAGCTCCACATTGATGTGAAGTGGGTTGACCCACTGAACGAAACCTTTGAGCGCTTTGGCATCACCACCAAAAATCAGCAAGCCTGCTTCATCGGCCAGTGCTCGCATGAGTCAGGCAACTTCAGAATGCTTGAGGAAAACTTGAACTACAAGGCAGCGACATTGATGCGGGTCTGGCCAAAGCGGTTCCCAACATTGGAGATCGCTAACCAGTACGCAGGCCAGCCGCGCCTTATCGCAAACAAGGTCTACAGCAATCGTATGGGAAACCGGGACGAGGCCAGCAATGATGGGTGGATGATGCGGGGCAGAGGTCTGGTTCAATTGACCGGCGCGGATAATTTCCACCACGCAAGCAAAGCATTGGGTGTTGACCTGGTTACCCAGCCCGACCTGGTGGCCACGCCCAAGTACGCAGCCCTGACCGCCGGGTGGTTCTGGTCAACGCACAAATGCAATGCCCCCGCTGAGATTCTTGATCACCAACGCTTAACCAAAATCATCAATGGCGGGGCCATAGGGCTCTCAGATAGGATCAAGCACACCAATGATGTGCTCACGGTCATCTGATTACTGCGCAGCTCCCAGCGCATTGATGCGGCGTTGATACTGGCTGGTGTGCCTGATCCGCTTGAGTGAATCAACGCGCAAGATCAGTTCATCATTAAGCTGCTTGATCTCTTTTAGCAAGGTCATGCGCTCGCGCACTGGCCGCTTGCCTGCTGTTGCAGTCTTCTCTGCCAGATCCTCATATGCATCCGACCACTCATCAATAGTCTGATGCACTGAGAAGGGCTTGTCCTTGCCAGGCACCAGCAGCGCATAGCCAATGACCGGCCCATCATCAACTGTCTGCACAACTTCCACCGGGGGAGGCAAAAGCGCTTCTTCCCCCCCTGGCTCAACCGTGTCAACCATGGCCTGCTCAATCAGCACCGGGTCGCTGACCTGTTGCACAACCACAACAGGCTCAACTGGTGATCTTGCGACCATGTCCAGCGGGTTGGCTGGCTTGGCCACCGGCACCGGCGTGGCTTCAACAGGAAAGTCCTGGGCCTCCTCGGCGGTGATCAAACCCTTGAGCACATCAGGAAAGGCATCGCGCAGCGCAAACCCGCGAGCTCGCATCTGCATCATGCGCTTGGGGTATGCCGACCAGGGGCCACCCTTGCCCCACAGCCCGGCACGCTTGGCATCCTCTACGCTGAACTTTGCCGTCACCGGCTTGCGCCCCTTGCGCTTGGCCACACAGACGGCCACCGGGTTGGTTGTGCCCTCGCCCTCAAAGTACTCCTCAACGTCCTCGCAGACGCTGCTGGCCTGCACCAACGCCATGGCTGCGTCACCATAAACGCTGGGTTTGCCATTGATCACAGCAATATTTTGGAGCGCTTGCATGGGTGCCAGGCCCATCTCATAGCCCCACTGGACGCAGACCAGGATGTCCTGGGGCTTTCCTTGGTAGGCCTTGGGCACCATGCTGGAGCTGGCCAACATGTCGCTGAACTGGATCGCCTCGGTGAGGGTGGCTGGGGCAAAGCCCCGATTAGTGGTGGTCAACTGCATTTTGCTGCTCCTCTTCTTGTGTCAACTCAGCTTGGATGGTGGCCAGCACCAGCTCTGCAATTGCCTCGACTGCTGCCATGGCTTGCTCTTGGGACATGCCAGGCACAGCGGCCAGCATGACGGTAACGGCGGCACCATAGGCCTCTTCAATGGGTCGCAAATTCATTTGATCTCCCTAATGCTCAGTGTTGATTGGCGAATGGAATACGCCTCCTTGGCAGGCAGCAAGCGCTCTGGCGCTGCCTTGTATGACCGCATGGGCCAACTGATCATGTACTGCCCTGCCCGGCCACGCTCTGCCTGGCCAAGCAACTCCTTGATCTGCTTTTCAGCATGATCAATCCCGGCCTCGGCTGCCTTGATCGCGGCTTTGTTGTTGACAATGGCCTGCGCCAGGTCGCCAACATTGGAAGGCAGCTCAACCTCAACCTTGTCGGCAGCAGACGGGTAGATGCGGTCAAGCTCCTTGCTGGACTCGGGTGGATACCAATCGATTTCAGCCGTGCGCCGGTATTTGTCGAGCTTGTTTTGAAACAGCAGCACCGCCTTGACGATCTCCTTTTGTGTCTCAAAATGTGGCCCAAACAGGAACACGCGCAGCTCAATGCCTTGGTACAGCACGCACACAGCGCCCCATTTATGGCCGGTCACCAGCATCTGGCCCTGCAACTGGATGGGGCCACGCGCCAGGTGCGGGGTGTCCTCGGGCATGGTCTTGGTCAGCTTGGCCTCAAGCACGCCAGGCCCATCCAGCTTGATGCTGTCCTGGCCAACCACATAGATCCCGCGGTCAGGGTCAGGCTTGATCAACTGGCCATCGCCAAACCCAACGCCATCCAGGCTGCAGGCCAGGGCGATCTCGCGGTGCGAATAAGCCTGGCCAATGTCTGTGTCGAATTTTTCCAGGCCCAAACGCTTGGCAGCTTCAGCCAGGATCACAGGCTCCAACGTGTTGCCCCAGCCCATGGCCTCATTGCCAATGTCAGGGCGCTCTTTACCATCGATGGCATTGAGGCTGAACTGCAGCTCATCATTGGGCGTGCTGTACTTGGAAAAGCCAAGCAAACCCGGCAGGCGGCTGGCGCTCATCTCTGTGTCAGAAGTTAATTTGCCAGCCATTTATGCCTCCAATCTGAGGGCATAGACCCGCACAACCCTGGCGTGAGCCTCGGGATGGACGGCCTCGGTGTAGCCAACGGCCCGAAAAGCCTTGCCTTTAAACACGCTGCCATAGACAGACGGGTGCGTGCCAGAGGGTCTGGGACACAGAGGTCTTATGTCATTGATGCTCACAGTACCTGTGGCGCTGGTGCGACAAATCTCCACCGCTAGTGTCCGGCAGCGGCTCAGGAACTCTGTGTCTCTGAGCTCAAACATGTCAAGTTGTTGGTCGCGCAACTGCCGTCCGACCTGGTGTTGTTGGGTCTGGTTCATGTCAGCGCCCCCACACCAAAATCGCAGCAACAGCAGCAGCGGCGACAAAGTAAAGGGCGAGATCCGCAGCAGTCCAATTGCGGTCATCCAAGCAGAGCAAAGCGGCCTGGATTCGCTCCTCATCTCGGGTCATTTGCGCGTGGTTTGGTGCCTCATAAAAGAGCCCAATTTGCACCTTCCCCGTGTTGAATACGGGTTTACGCGACACACTACATGTAGTGTTTTTCTTTAAATAAGCAGAATATACATCGTACTTATTAGAAAAAGGTGTCACTTCTATCATTGATGTCTCCAAGCAGGCATTAATGCCCAGCCTTGGTAGTCTTGCG